TTAATGAACAATACTATACCTCTTGGAGGTCTACGTAACGATCTTGGTAAGCTATTTCAACCATATACTAGAGAACTAAACTCTGGTATTATACAGTCTATACGTAACCGTAACAAATTCTTTGATGCCCTACCCGGTAACGATCTACCTATAAAATATGACATACTAGCTCCTAGACCAGTCAATCCTTATGACTTTATGACTAGAGCGTATAACATGTTTAGTCCTGTACAGATGAATTTAGATAACAGCCCCGGTCGTGAACTACTATTTAGAAGTGGGTATGATATGAGATTATCAGTTCTGTTTTCACCAGATGGTGATGATCTTACAAAAGAGCCAGTACTTCGTTCTAAGTTTCAGCAGGCTATAGGTAAACAAAATTTAGAGGTCGATCTAATTAAGTTATCTAAAGATCCTAGAATTATAGCATCTATAGAACAGATGGATAAAGATAGAGCTGCTGGTAATCGTGCTGACTTTGAACCTATGGATTACTACCATAACAAAGTAATTAGACGTTTATTTGCTAGAGCAGAACGTATAGCTTGGGCGGAGGTAAGTGGAGAACCTCGTGCACAAGAAATCAGAAAAGAAAGATTAGAGAAAAAAATTCAACGACAAGAAAAGGGTCGTCAATCCGGTAACATTCTCAACATATACAAATAATGTCACAATTATCTTACCATGCTCAGAACGGTAATGGAGGCAACACAACATTTAGCATTGATACATTTTCTGAAGATGAAATCGAAGTATATGTTGATGGGGTCTTAAAAACTACTGGTTCTAGCAATGATTACACAATCCCTAACTATAGCAGTACTGGCGGTACTGTAACGTGGGTAGGAACACCACCCAGTAGTTCCAATAAAATACGTATTGTCCGAAATACGGACTTACTAAATAATGGTAATACTGCTGTAGAAGGTAGAGCTACATTTCAAGCCGGCTCTTCTGTAAAGGCAGAAGACCTAAATAATAATACAAAACAAGTTCTTAGATCATTACAAGAACGACAAGATCAATTAATACAAAGGTATGATCTAGAAGATGGCGAAGTAATACGATCTAAAATTGCAGCTGATGCAGTAGATGGTACTAAAATAGCAGATGATTCTGTTGACTCTGAACATTTAGTAGCTGATTCTATTGACACTGAGCACTACGCAGCAAATTCAGTAGACGCTACAGCTATAGGCCCGAACGCAGTTACAACAGTCAAAATACTAAATGACAATGTAACTATGGAAAAGCTAGGTAGTGGTGCATTACCTACAGATATTACAGTTAATACTGATAACATAGTTAACGGAAGTATCACAACAAATGATATAGGTGCAGATCAAATAACTAATGCACTTATAGCTGACGACCAAATAGATTCTGAGCATTATGTAGATGGGTCGGTTGATCGTCAACATTTATCAGCAGACATAATAGATAGTACTAAATTAGCAGATGAATCAGTTAACTCTGAGCATTTTGTAGACGGATCTATAGACAGAGAACACTTAGCAGCTGACATTGTAGATGGCACTAAGATAGCTGATGATGCTATAGGAACTGAACATATACAAGCTGATGCTGTTACTGATTCTGAAATATTAACAGGTACTTTAGACAATAGATATTTTACCGAGACTGAACTAAACGCTGGTGCTCTTGATGGTAGATATTACACAGAAACTGAATTAGATGCTGGACAACTAGATAACAGATACTACACAGAAACTGAGTTAGACAATGGTGCACTAGACGGCAGATACTACACAGAAACAGAATCTGAAGCTAGATTTCTTAGACAGGACTCTAGTGAGACTATAGCTAGTGGTGTTACATGGTCAGCATCTGATGCTTTTGTAGCAACTACTGCTGCTATAGATTTACGTATTATTGAACTTGTTGACAACGTAGGTGGATTTGTACCTATAGATAATGAAACAAGTTTTCCTACAGCTAACCCAGATATAAATACTAGCGGTTCTGCTAAGGGTGGTACGATTGTATCAGTTAAAGCAGCATCAACAAATTTAACTGCACAATCTGGAACAACTTTAACTATTGCAAATGGTAGAGGAACTGGTAACGCAGTTATCATCACAGGTGTAACAGCTACCATACCTTCGGGTTTTGGATTCTTGGTAGAAACAACTGCTACAGACCATACATACGCATTTCATAGATTAGTACCTAAAGCAACAGAGGTAGCTACTGTAGCTGCAAACGCTGTTAACATAGCAGCAGCTGGAGCTAACGTAGTAGATATAAATAACTTTGCAGATCTTTACCAGATAAGTACTTCTGCACCTACACAAAGAGCTGATTCTTCAAGTTTACAAATTGGTGACTTATGGTTTGATAGTTCATCTAACAAAGTGTTAATGATCTACGATGGTAGTGCTGGTGATGGATTTACTGCTGCTACCCCTAACGCATCTGATTTAGTTAACATTAATATTGTAGCTGGACACATAACATTCCAAGAAGATTTAGGTCTTATAACTAACGCAGTTAACACAGGATCTGGTAATAACTCTGTAAATACAGTTGCGACTGACATATCTAATGTAAACACAGTTGCTGGGTCTATATCTAATATAAACGCAGTTGCTGCTGATAATGCAGACATTGGTGCTGTAGCTGCTAAGGCGACTGAAATAGGTAGACTTGGAACTGCTGATGCTGTAGCTGATATGAATACTTTAGGTACTACAGCGATAGTATCTGACATGGATACACTAGCAGACATATCTAGTAATATAACTACAGTTGCTGGTATATCTGGTAACGTAACTACAGTAGCTGGAATATCATCTAATGTCACGACTGTAGCTGGCAACACAACTAACATAAACACTGTTGCAGGGGCTAACTCTAATGTTACTGCTGTAGCTGGTAAAGCAACAGAAATAGGTAGATTAGGTACAGCTGACGCAGTTGCTGACTTAGCAATACTTGGTACTACTGATGTTGTAGCAGACATGAACACTCTGGCAACATCTGCAAACGTTACAGCAATGGATAATTGTTCTGACGATATTGCAAATATAAATACAGTATCTGGCTCAATAGCAAACGTAAATACAACTGCTGGAGCTATATCTAATGTTAACACAGTTGCTAGTAATATAGCAAATGTTAATACTGTAGGTGGTATCTCTGCTAATGTGACAACTGTAGCTGGTATATCTGCAAACGTAACAACTGTTGCTACTAACAACGCTAATGTTACAACTGTAGCTGGTAATATTTCTGACGTAAACAACTTTAAAGATTTATACCAAATCGCATCCTCTAATCCATCAACAGATGGTAGTGGTAACGCACTTGCTGCTGGAGACTTATACTTTAACACATCTCAAAATGAGTTAAAAATTTATACTGGCTCTGCTTGGCAAGGTGGTGTAACAGCAACTGGTAACTTAGCTAGTGTAAATGCTAGTAACACATTCGCCGCTAACCAGACAATAAATGGTAACTTAACTATTAGCGGAACAGTTGACGGTGTAGATATAGCTGCATTTAAAACCTCGTTTGATAATCTAAGTACAGATATAGTCAATGACTCATCACCACAATTAGGTGCCGCATTAGATGGTCAAAACAATAACTTAAATAACATAGGAACCATAGATGGTACTAACTTACAACTTGACTTCGGATCAATAGCATAATGGCAAAATTATTAAAATTAAGACGAGGGACAACCTCGCAGCATGGTAGCTTTACTGGAGCCGAGGGTGAAGTTACTGTAGATACAACTAAGGATACTCTTGTAGTACATGACGGCTCAACTCAAGGTGGGCATCCAGTAGCAGCAGAGGATATGGCTAATGTTTCTAGTACTAATATTGTTACTAGAATCTCTAACTCAGCATTAGCTGGAGTTAAAGTCCAACCTAACTTTGGATCTCAAAATGTAGAAACAACTGGAACTTTAAATAGTGGTGATGTAACAATTACTGGAGGTCAACCATCTTTAAAATTTATTGATGATGGTGCTAATCCAGACTACAACTTATATAACAATAATGGTGTTTTAAGACTTTACGATATAACAAATAATGCTGATAGATTAGTTGTTAATACAGACGGACATATTGATGTAACAGGCAACCTAGATGTTGGTGCTGGTATTGACGTAACAGGAAACATAACTGGAACTGGTACTTTATCTTTAGGGTCAGGTTCTAATGCTTTTTTATTTGATTTTTCTGGTGGTGGTGCTTCAAGAGTAAACGCTACAGGTGATTTAATGTTAAAAGGTACTGATAATGTCTATATACAAGGCGTTAACGGTGAAACACATATTAAATGTACAGAAGATTCAGCCGTAGAGCTCTACTTCAATAATATTAAAAAAGCAGAAACCAGAAGTAATGGATTTAGAGTATTTGACAACCTAGACGTTGATGCTGGTGTTG